CTATGTTGACATACGCTTTCATCTCTGCTTCCGTGAATACTTTGAGAATTTCGAAGTGTTCCGGGTTACTTGATTCGTTCTCGTCATGCCACCAATTCACGTCCATCGGGACCATTTGGAGCATATCTGCGAGCATCGGGGTAAACGGAAATCTTCGTACAACCCTACAGAGATAAGGATGTTTCCACGCCTTGTCTCGCTTATAACCCTTGAATAGGGCTAAATAATATTTTCCTGGAATTGGCTTGGGCATAATAAAAATATTCTATTGTTATAGATACTTTACTTATACCAAAAATCACCTCTCAAATTTAGGTTATAATATTTGTGAAGTCCCTTGGATCTAGACACATACTTTTAGATAAGGGCAGGCCCGGACTGGTTCCGGGCTTTTTCATTTGTGGAATCAGATTTCGATGAGGAGCTCATTGTTATAAACTTGATTGCGATCTCCGCCGGAGCGACCACGAGGGTTACATACTACACGGGTTTTACCGACTTTATAATCGCAGCTGTCATGGGTGTGACCATGAATCCAGAGATCCGGTCCCCATTCCTCTTTCATGAGGTCTTCGCAGTTATTTACGAAGATGCAGTTTGATTCGTTGCCCTTGAAGCGTAAGGGAACGCTGGAGTAGCTAGGCAGGTGATGGGTTACAACGATTTTTTTGACTTTTTCGAAATCCTTAAAGGATAAAGTTTGTCGAATAGAGGATTGGGACATGATATTTAAATTGTTCCAAAGCTCGGGATTCATATCCTTAATAAGCTTGAAATCCGGCGTATTCCGGGCAATGACTTTCTGCAAGGGGTTCAGATAAGTCCATAAGGTAGATCCTACTATAAGTATCCGCTTGGAACTCTCCTTAGGATCTGTTATAAGACGCCAATCATTATCTAATAACGTGATATTCGAATCCTCCAGCTCTTCCCGTAGTATCTGACGACCCTCAGCAATGCCCGTATGCCAGTACTCGTGATTGCCCGGGACATAGTAGATAGGAACGGTGACGTCCTTCATTTGGCTCTTCAAGTAATCAATCTGATACTTGTCGATATTGATAATATCCCCCGCTAAAATTACAGCATCAGCGTGAGGAGACACGTATAATGGACCCTTTGCATTAGGGTCCCAAACGACAGTTTTCCCAATTTCGTTTTCCAAGTGCAGATCAGATTTTATTTGAATTTTCATAAATTTCCTTTAACATAAAAATGTAGGAAGTTAATCCTATACTACTTATACCAAATATACACTATGTTTAGTAACCCAACAGCATCAGATCCTTTAACCGAAGAAGGCACAGTAACAGAAGTAGACTCTATTCGTAAAGTTTGCAAGGTAAAGACTTTAAGTGGTCAAAACCTAACAGGGGTCTTATGGTCCCAGCCTGCCGGTGGCGCAAGCCGAGGAGGTGACCGTATTACTCCATTGTTGGGTGATAGAGTTGTCATCAGCAATAAGCTGGGATATCCAATCATAGACCAGTTTCTGCCAAGACTACAGAGCGAAAGCACCAATACTCCACTACAAATCGATCGGGGTGATATCACAGTCGACACTGGTAACTTCTCTGCTGCAGGTAAGAATGTCATGGGGGACCAAACGGCGCCCAAAGATATGCTCGTAGGGGATAGAGTTATATCAAGCCCTGGCGGAGGTATGCTAGCTTTACTGAGGGCGGGTACTATGCTTATCAGATCAAGTCGTTTCTCAGAAATTATACTATCTAAACTACAAGACTTAGTACGTATCTCTTCCCGCAATTTCGAACATTTTACCGATGTAAGCTCTGAGGTCGTAAGAAACATTAAGGGCAGAATTTACAGATACTCAGGCCATTCCCAAAAGATTATCGATGCCAAGGTTGAGGCTTATAGTTATAACGAATACATCGGTGATGTGGCCCTGGCAGAAGCTTGTAAGACGGACTATAGCGCGGCAGAGAGTGCCCCTGAAGCTACCGATATCGTATACAAAGAACAGATCCTTGATAGAGTCACTGAGACATCTCCAGAACTTATGAAGAGAGAAATCTCTATTACTGGGGATCATAATCTAATTGTTAAAAGCTCAGACGGGACAATATTTACCCATACATTTTCTTCAAAGGACGAAGTCATCATATCGTATGGTGACGTGAATGTTATTCATATAAACACAGATGAGATATCTCTTAAAAAGAACGGAGATCCTTGCTCAGTAGTAATGACTGATACCAGTATTCTCACCACGTTCCAGAACGGCACAGTGTTAATGGATGGTACTGGAATTAAATCTACATATAAAAACGGTATCGTCTATATGAACGATAATTCTATCGATACGACTTATGACGGTAGCGAACTCAAGATCGATTCTTCTGGCATTACTTCAACTAATGGAGGAGCTGTGCATAAAGTTACCTCAAGCGAGATTTCGTCTACCTGTGGTGGGCATTTTATCAAAGTCAATTCATCAGGCGTTTCATTTGGCTAAAAAAAATCCCCTGAATTCACAGGGGAAGTAACGTAACACGGAGGGTGAGCTCAGGCCGTCTCACTCTCCGTTTGTTTATGTACCGGAGAAGTCATCACCAGGGAGAGGCTTTAGCCCCTTCCAAGAGTTCATCCAGAGTTGGTGGTGCAGGCGGGAGAGTCTCCTTCTCCATGCCCTCCGGAGTAAAATCCGTCGTCGCTTCATATACTGCTTTGAAGCGTTCCTTCAGCTTATTACCAGCTTCAGGATTGAGCTGGGCAAACCAGCCGATCTTGCCAGCGACTTTGGCTGCGAATTCGCCCGGGGTGATACCGGACTTTGCAGCCTCGTGCTTGATACCATTCTGTTCACAGTTATGAACGATAGCCTTTAAGGCGTACCGATCTTTCTTCAAAAGGTTGACCTTTTGATTGACAACCGTGCCACATACCCATTGCCGCTGATAGGTATGCATCACCTTAGTCTTCTCCCGGTTGATCCTCATACCAAACTGCGAAACAGAATTGGTGATGAAATCAATGATCTCTCTGTTTACTCTTTTACTGTCATCGCCTTCGAAGTCCGTATCTCGGGAAATCGTGATGTCATCTGCGTAGATGCTGAGAGTGTAACCCTTAGAATCACAATACTCTTTAATGATAGGACCGAAAGTTAGGGAGGTAAAAAGATTGCTGAGCTTAGGGCTAGTCAAAGCCCCTTGAGGTACGAAGGCTTTGTACGTGCACAGTTCGCTCAGCGTTCTTGCTGCACCTTCTCCGAAACCCAGATGCTGATAGATCTGGAGAAGATGCGTTTGCTTGATACTCTTGAAGAAATCCTTCAAGTCCAGGCTGACCACCACCTTCTTGCCGACGTGCATCGCTGCCATGTCAGGGATATTCTTCCCCTTCTCGAAAGCATGCACGTAATCCGGGATCGGCATCTTCTCCAAGATCTGGGTCAAGATCTTATACTGAACAACCCTCATGAGGTTATCCGGGTTATGGAGAATACGGAACTTCTCAGAAGTCCCTGTCGAGCGGTTCGTGGTTCTCGCCGTCCGGGTATTCACCGGAGAGGAGTTCATCGTAGGTTGGTTCGTTGCTGTGGTCGGCGTACTCAGATTCGGGGACAATCTCGTATTCGTCTCCGAGGCTGTCGAGGACGTATCTTGCTGAGTCTGAGTAGCTCGGGTCCTTTTCGAAGAAGTCGATGACTTCTTTCTTAGTCGCAACACTGAGTAATGTTCCGACTTGTTCTTTCCAAGCAGCGTCAGCATTTTTGGTGATTTCCAGTTGAGCAGCTTCGCTAAGTCCTGGTTCGTCGGGATTTGAAACGGCACTTCTTGCAATGGCAGCAGCGACAGTTGAGTTGATGTTGGTTGCGTCATTTGTAGTCGACTCCTTTACAATTTCTTTGGATTTACGCACGACCTTCCGGAGGAGGTCTTGTCTGGACACGAGATAAACTCGACGGCCAAGGACGGCATAGCCCTCCATGAGTACCGGGGGGCTTCTTTCCAGACGAATGATTGGGACCTCGGGGTTCAACTCCTTGGCTTTGATCGAGTACGAATAGAAGCGAGTACCGTCGGTAACAATATAATAATTATTCCGGGGGACGAACTCCTCGTCGACATACTTAGGCATGTTTACACTTGATCCAGTAGACCCTACAGGTGTAAGCAGTGGATTCACAGAATTCCTTTCAGCAGCTATTTAATAGCTACACGTATATCTTTAGGTTGCGGTGGCACACTCAGCGTTCATCTTCTCCATCACGGCTTGATAGATATTCTTGAAAGCTTCCAGGACATCTAAAAAGATGAGGCCCAGATTGAGTGCGGTTTTGATGATTTCCAATACTTTATCCATATTCTTATTCTATTTTGATGTAATTATTTATGTAGTTCCAACTTTGCCCGAGATAGGTACATAAACAATTTTTTGCTACAATGTCTTATACCACAAAATCCCGGTTTATGGACCCAAAACGGACAGGTGTCCAGTTTTTTGGACAGGTGTCCAATTTTGCTGTGCGCAGGTGCCTCTGAGAATATTAATAAAAACAAGAGGTTTAGAGCAGGTGTCCAATGTGTCCAAAAACGCTAAAAAAAACTGGACACCTCTTTCGCTTGTAACTATTAGTGTTATAAGCCAAGTGTCCAGTTTTTCGCTGTTTTTCGGAAAACATACACCCACCTTTGTAAAAAATATCGCAGAATTTTTGGAAAAGTGGCAGACCAACCTAACCAGTATCAGTCAAGAAACTGCGTCATATTATATATATTTATATATATTTATTATTTATATATTATATATTATATATATAGAGAGGTAGTAAACATTGGGGTGATGGAGAGTTGAAGAAAAGTAGTTTTGTAAAGGGTGAGGTACCCTCTCACGATTTCTCCTAAAATCTCTCCACAAAGGTAGGTGTATGTTTTTCGAAAAATCGAGAAAAACTGGACATTTGAGCTATAAGTCTAATGTTTACAATTGAAAAGGGTGTCCAGTTTTATTTTGGCCATTTTGGACAATTGGACACCTACCGACAAAATACTAACATTCACTGCCAGTTCAGAACTGGACAGGTGTACCTTAAAATTGGACAGTGTCCAAAAAAACTGGACACCTTAACTTTACCAGCACATTTACATGAACAAATACCTAGAGAAAATAGCAGAGGGTTTGAGAGAAGACCTAAGGAAGCCTAGGAGCCATTTAAAGGCCCATAGAGGCGTTAAAACGATGAAGGGTATACGAAGCCCTATCCACAAGATTAAAACGCCTCTAAAGCCCGCTAAGAGGCTTAGAAATAAACCAGCGGCTTAAACTCGACTTATAACAATAATAACAAATGTCAATACTCTCTGAATTCACCAACGACGAACTAGAGGAAGTCATATCAAGCAACCCTAACCTTCGAGGTTATCTACAGGGGTATCTCGCTGAGGTTGCATTGAAGAAACAACTTCTGGAAATCGAAGGTGTTTCAGAAGTTACAAAAATACCTGACCACGACGAAGAACGTGGGGACCTCAAAGTAATCTATAAAGGTATACCCCTGACCATAGAAGTCAAAAGCATCAAGACTGACAGCGTCAGGAAAGACGTTCTCCACGATACGTGGCAAGGTACGGTTACCATTAAGAGCAGCGATAAACGAGAGGTGGAAGTGGAAGGCTTAGGTCTCATCAATTCCTCTCACCTCATCCGAGGCCAATTTGACATACTAGCCATTTCTTGCTACGCTGTGTCCGGCCAATGGGAGTTCGTTTTTATGGACAATGATCACTTACCCCCTAAAAGCTACAAAACTCCAGAGCTTATAAAAACAAGCTTCGTTGTTAATCCTCAGACTACCCCATGCTTAATCACCGATATGCAAAGTATTCTAGAAGACACATACGAAAAGAAGAAAGCGTTTGTTAAAATATAGACATAACCATTTGGGGAATTAATGGAAGAAAAAATCATAAGAATTCTGATTGACGAATACAAGGCCCGGGGCATCGATGTCACGGCTGTTATCGACAATCCATTATTCAAAGATATGTCTTTGGATAACAAACTTGACCTGATCAAGAAATTTGCATCACACATTAGCTCACATACTAGCAAAGCTTTGACCAAAAAAGAGATCGGGGCTGTAGTGCTTGATTCTGCAATGTCTGGTCTGACCACAGGTGGGCTGGCGTACGCAGGGGCGAGACAAGTAGCGAGCTATTTCAAGAACCCTAATATTCCAGCTTCCGTTATCGCAATCCCTATTGCTATGGGGGTCGCAGCTACCGGGATCAGTAGCTATTTTGGAGCCCGTAAATACATTAACGATCGCAAATCTATGGCGGCTCGCTTCGATGCGGTTGCGAAAGACCCTAGCGACGAGAACGCGCTAAAGGTTCTAATTAATCGTCAAGGCCAATTAGGTTCTCTAGTAAGTGGTGGAAGTTTAACGTCTAAGAGTATGGGTGATATTAAGAATAATCTCAATTCCATACCTCGTAAGATTACTGAAATGGCAGGACCTGAAGCTTACTTTAAAACTATGGCTCATAATTACGGTAACTCTGATGTAGAATTTGCCGACGGTAAAAGTCATGAAGAAGTGGAGCGTGAATTCGACAAGTCTCACGAGGATTTCATGAGCGTAGTTGAGAAAATGAGAAAAAACATGTTTGGTGGTTAATATGACAATGCTAGCACATACTTTAAAACAAATCCTGGAATATGTTCCAGAAGCCCTACCTCTGGTGAAAGAAGCAAGCGTAGACAAAGAAATGCCTTTGGACAGCCGAGACAGCACCATCGCTACGGCTCTTCAGCTTAAGTACTTCGAGAAAGTGGCGTATAGCCCTGTAGATGTATTTGAGATTGAAAAGGTTGCCGCTGCTGTCGAAGCCTACGGGGTTAAGTTCGAAGTTGAACAACTTTCAGAAGCTATGATTAAAGCTGCATCTCAACTGGAGATGAATCGTAGTAACTCTTCTGTTGAATCTTATCTCTTGAAAGAGTCAAGTTTTTGCGGATCTTATGGGGATATGACTATTGTTGACCGTAGTCTTAAGGCCAAAGAACTTTATAAGGAAGCTAAAGAAAAAGGTCTTGAACCAGCTGAAGAAGTTACACTGTATAGTGGTAACGCCTATCTGGATAAAGAAGCTGCGGTTAAATCTCTGGCAGTACGTTATCATGAAACAAAAGACGACAGCTTCGTAAAGATCGCATCGGTTATAGGTCGAAAATACGCCAACTCCGATATGACCTCGGATCTTCAAAGTTTCCTGGCAGATACTGTTGCTCAACTCGATAAACAAGCAGGTCTACATTTCAAAGGTCATAACTTCCACCGTGAAGTTTTCCATACTAAAGAAGCCGCTTACAAGAGCAGTTTGATGGTTAAGGTCGCAGGTAAACAAATTCCTTACGAGAACCTAGAACGTGTTGGCCGTAGCAAAATTGCTAGCTATCTAGGATCGGATATCGCTAAGGAGATGGACAGTGGGCCGATGAACTTCAAGAATGTTGTAGAGACCCTCCCGTTGGACATGCAACATGTACTTTCCAACCTGGTGAGAAATGTTTAAAGATTCAGATAACAGCATGGGGCTTGCGCCCCTGCACCACATTAAGGGAAATCTTGATCGCCTCTTCGGGCCGGGTATGTGGAAGGATTGGGAACTTGAAACTATCAGCCTGGAGTTAGGCCTCGTTCTAGATGAACTAACCCGTGACAAGATCTCTTTGCTGCAGGCTATCGAAAAGGATCCTGAACTTCTGTATAGTGATATGGCATTCTTTCTTCACGCAGTAGATGTAATGAATAACAAGGTCGCTGACTTTGAGTTCCTGCCACTGCCTACTAGCCTTGAATTGGCCTATGCCATTGAAGAGTCTAAGAATTTGGAAGTGCCTAAAGGTAGTTTCAATGAACCTAATAGTGATATCGTAGAGGTCGTAACCTATCTACTTAGAGAAGAAGGTTATTCAGAGCCAGTATATCCCTTTACGTTTGTGCCAGCTAATGCATTAGTCCCGGGTCAAACTCCTCAAGAAACAGATGATAAGCGTAAGGCTATTGAAATATACGTCAAATACATGGACGAGTTATGATTAATACAAGTGCAACCATAAACGAAACTATAAAACTCTACTTCCAAGCCGATCCAGGATTGGTTAATCCAGGGTTAACAGTTCTTAATAACGGCACTGTAGTAGATAGTGCTACTACTACGGTAGTAGAATCTTCAACCCCAGGTATTTATATTGTCACATACAACCCTACTATAACAGGTCGTCAATGTGTCATCTTTAACAATAACTTAGTAGCGTTTATCGAAGTGGTTACTAAGAGCATATATTCTTCTCTTAAAAATCTTGAAGATGAAGCCTTAGGCAGCTGGATTTGGGATAAACAACTTGGTAAGTTGGATATGATTAGACAAGACGGTACTCCTTTAGCAAGTTTTGATGTAGTGGAAAATTTGACTACTGCAAGTCGAGAACGGACTTCGTAAAGCTAAAAAAAACCCAGGCATAGAAACCTGGGTTTTTCATTAATAAGGATCGTCTTCATCCACTTCGTTGTCGTCCTCGTCACCCTCCACATATGCATCAGCGGGAGGTAAAGCAAGTTCTACAACTCGGCGGGTACGTTGACGAACCGGAGTCAGCGGAGGAGGAGCTGCCGGGACCTCAACAACACTTGCCGCACTAGCCACAACCGCTACTGCATCAGCCAAGGTCGGGGCAACCGGAGTCTCCCGTGCTTGACGAGCCGCCTCTACCATACGACGGATCTCTTCACGCTTACGATCGGCAACGATCTTGATACGAGCTTGCTCTGCTGCCCGTTCAGCTTCCTCAGCAGCCTTACGGCGTGCCAGTTCAGCCTGACGATTGATCTCTTCCATCTTATCCAGAAGAGTCTGTCGCAGATCACGTGCCTCGTGTGTCTGAGCTCGACCGACGAACCCCAGACACTTCCGACGACCTTCACGTTCTTCGGAATACAGACTCCCGTTACGCCCATTATGCCAGGTCTCTTTAGAGATGCCGGCATTGTTGAGATTGTTGAACGTGTTGTACGTCGTGTGATTACCCCCGTCCAGACTGATACTGACCTTGTTATAGGTCATAGGCTTACGGTAGAAGCAGTTCTGCACCACGCCCATAATCGTCGTTGCCATGATAGCATTGATCGCCAGGGTTTGATTCAGATCCGCACAGCTACCTTGAGCCGGCGTGTCCACCAGGCCCCGGTAGTAGTCCACGTCGATCGGGATGAAATCAACGTCAGCTGACACCGGACACAGCTTCGGAATTTCCTGGGCTGCACTGGTCGTCTTGTGGCTAAGCAGAATCGATGAGGTGAAGAAACTCACCTGGCCGAAACTATCTTCGTTACCAGCATCGATGAAGATAGTCTTATTAGGCTGATCGCCGGTGACAAACACGTTCAGGATATCTCGACGTGCTTCGACCGAGTCGACGCAGATGATGACGACACTGCTGCCGATGATGTTGTTAAACTTCACCGTGTCGATGTTACCGTTCATGACGAACAGGTTGTCGTTCACATCTTTGTAGAACTCTTGGGCCGAACCCGTTTCGATACGACGAATGATCGGGATCACCGGAACGTTGTAAGCCCGAGTGTAACGTTCGGCCAGAACTGCAGCCTTGTACTTGCCGACGTCACGGTCAATGAAGTTTTGACGAAGCAAGTTCTTCTGCTCCACAACGTCGTCATCGATCAGCCAGATTCTAGGAGATTCCAGCCAACCCATAGGGCTCACCCCACGAGTAATGCTTCGCATGAACTGGCTGAGCAAGGGGATCAAGCGACCACCTGTTCCACCCGCACCGATAACGAAGACGTTATTCGGAATTATGCTAGAGGTAAAGCTAAACATTTAAATCCTTTCAAATGAAGCGGGGCGGGAACCCCGCCTCACATTGATTATTAAGCAAACCCTTGGGTTTCCAACTTCTCCCGGCTGGCCGGATCCATGTTATCGTACATCAAGTGCAGAACCTTGAGTTGCTCGGAAGGGGAAGTCAAACCGAACATATCTTGGATCAGTTCACTAAGAAGTTCATCTTTACCTTCGAGGTTGCACATCAAATTGCCGATATCATACCAGGCATCAGCAACGTCAGTACCATACTTGACAGCCGTGGCAAGGTAAGCAGGATCAGTGGAGATGATGCTGTTTGGGGTCACTCCCTCCCCCTTCGACTTTCCCAAGGTGTCAGCCTCCGGATCTTCCGTTACGGTAGTATTCGGATCGGGAACATCGTCGGGAAGAATGATACCCCGAGCTTCGTTAACTCCATACGCATGAGAAACACCGCGCCGGCCAATGTTACGAAAGTAGTCTTCGAGCTCGTCGTCAGACCAGCTGTTGAACCCACCTCCTTCCAGCCCGAGTTCATCTTGACCGGGATAATAAACAGCCTCATTTACCTTTCCGTTGTTGTTTACGGTTTGGCTTACGTTTTTTGCCTGTGGTAACGAGTTCTTCGTCAGGGTAGTATTGCTCGGACCACTCACGGAGTGACCCTGCCACTTTCCGACGTTTCCCCGGTTACTGTAACCTCCGTTATAGTGGGATTGATACGATTCCACTTTAACGTTGTCCAGCCATTCTTTAGGAACCTCTACTTCCGGTCGTGCGGGAGTATCAAAAATATCGGACGCTTTCGCCTCGTATTTCTTGTCCATGTAGTTGAAACGCCACACAGTCATAGGTTCCGCATCTTTCAGCTTCCCGAAGACACCCGAGTACGAAATGTTGTGGGCATCGTCACGGTTGTCGGTGCCGCTGAAGAAGGCTCCCATCGTATTGTGGCTGTGAATGTCAACCACGATACTCGTGCCAGCCGGAACGTAGTTCCAGTCATAGCTTACGCTTGCCTTGCTGATTTTCTGAGGAGGAACGCCCAGGTGATAACCTTGCTCAGGATTGTACAGCACGTGAATCATTGCCTCGACTTCCGAGGTGTTCACTTCCATGACTTTCTTGAAGAAGGCCAGAATTTGCTCGTACAGTTCGTACGGGACCTTACCAGCCGGCAGGAAGTTCATGGCTTCTTCGATCTTCGGCTCTTCGTAGCCCGGGATTTTATCGACCTTCACACGGACATAGCGACCCTCGCCACGAAGGATGTGATGTTTGAAGATGCCTTGCGTCGTGGCAACGTAGATTTGTTTGTAACCTTGTGCCATAGCGTCTTGCACTTCGCCAGGGAAGCAGATGCAGCTCATCGAAGGTGCTAAAATGTGCATAATTTTTCCAAAATAAAGGGTTAACTAAAATTAACTAGGAGAGGTCATCTCCTAGCTCTTATACCAAAATACTACGTTTTATTTAGCGATCACGGCCACGGCCGAGTTCTGAGGTGCTAGGGATGGCACCATCAATCTCTCTCCAGCCACGCAGATCACGGTACGGGAAGGTCTTATTATCCTTAGCCGTACGAGCCAGAAGATCGTACCAATCACTGACTCCGATCGAACCTACCGCACGAATGCCCAGATCGCTGTTGAACGGCGTCTCCCACAGATAGCGGAAATACCAGTCCAGGCCACGGAAGTTGTTATCCTTAAAACGTGCAGGCATCGAGTTACTGCCGTAGCACATCTTACCTTCGTCATAGGTGTTACTCATCGGAAGAAGATAGATACCATCTTTATGACTGATCTGGTTGATGAAGTCCTTCGGCAGTTTGTTCAGCGGAAGATCGGTACAGAAGTATTTCGTAGCTTCAGAATCGATGATCCAGTCCGAACCATCCTTACGGAGGGTAAACGAGATGATGATGTTCGGCGCCATGATTTCCATCTTGCGTTCACCGTACAACATATTACGTTTACCACCGGAATAATACGTATTGAAATGGAGGCGGTTAGCCGTCTGACTCATGAAGAACACATTACTCGGCATCAGCATACCTTTAATCGTTTCCGATTGGGGCTGAGCCGTGTTCAGGGTTTTGTTCAGTATGTCTCGTAGCGTCTCATGGGAGATCTGCTTCTTGATCTTGTTGCCCATGTCGATTTCAGCGTAGTCTTTGAATAGTTCCAGTTTCAGAACATCGACCGTAGAGGCACCTCCGGCTTGAGCCTCCACGGCTTGTTCGAAAGTCGGGACTGCTGGAGCGGCTGCCGGTTCAGTTTCCTGGACGATTGGGGTAAGCTGAACTGCTTCCATAGTTTCGGTTTCGTTCATATGAAAAAGTCCTCTTCAGAATCAGTGTTAATGAAAGTTCTTGCAACTTTGATCTGAACCCCAATGAGCTTCAGATCAACAATGGGGAGATTATCTGACCCTTTAAAATTCAGGGCCTCACAGGCAAAATCGATTAGGTCATCGAGGCTTTCCTCGTCCACAATGGGTCCCAATGCGATGTGCCGATTGTACAGCTTTTCATAAGGTTCCGAGATGGAAACCGAATTATTCAGCTCTGAGAGTATATGCTCCAACACCATAATCTGCCTTCCTAAGTAAGGTTTCCAAAATCTTCAGGGATTTATCCAGGTGCATGAACACCTTACTGATGTGGAACTTCCGATAGATGAAATTGCTCGAACCTGGGCGAATGCTGTTGGGCAAATTAACCGAAGTCCAGAGGTTATCATTTGAGAAAAGTGAATCATCTTCCGCACCGTTGAGCACTTCTCGATACCGAGCTACCGAGTCGGAATCCCTGCATCTCCACTGCATTGTAGTGAAGATGATAGTTGCATTGAGTTTATATAGATGCACCCTGACCCCGTTTTCGTCCGTGGTAGAGTCAGAATCCGCTGAGATCACTACACTGGCTTGTAGGGGGATTGAATGCTTTCTGAGCATATAGTTTAGATACGAGCAGTAACGATACGCCCATCCGAACTTGTCGCTCAGACGAGCCCACATTTCTACGAAGGAAGTTCCGTGAACGAGAGACAAATGGTTTATTTGAGCGTCACCATACAGTTCCGGAAACTTCGCCTTCATTTTCTCGAACTTATCATGACGCCATGACGGGTAATCCTTTACCCATCCCGTATCACCGATACTGATCTTAAATTGATCAGAGGGTTTACCATCAATAAACGACCCTGTCACGAAGTTTGCGGCCGGGTTCAGTTTCAGAAGTTGTTTTGTAATGAGACCGGTGAGTTTGTTCAACGATCTACGATGGGAGCTGGAACCATTATTCCCTATCACAAAATCATAGCTAAACGTCTTTGTCACCAAACCGAGCTGAAGCAGACATTTCAAATAGAAGTCTTGAAACTTCTTATTCACGCCTGCCTGGATCTCACCCACGATACGAGTCAGTCCACTGAGGATGTTCACTCTTCGTGTTTTCTGCATAGTGTTCCCCTAAGTTACGTTAACTAAAAAAAACAGCCAAGTTGAAACCTGGCTGTTTCACTACTTAAGGCTGATTAGCCTTTGGTGCCCGTGCGGGGGCTGAAGGTGACGATACGGACCTGGCCGATCGAACGCTGTTCATAACGCTCGGTCGAGGTCATGCTCGACAGGCCCGGGATCTGGCTCGAATAAGCCGTCACCAGTTGGGCAGCCGTCATATCGCCCGGAACCGTGTATTCCGAGTCCGTCGACGTGACGATCAGGACGGTCTGAGCAACCGGACCTGTCGAACCCTTGGTGCCCGTGCGGGGGCTGAACGTGACGATGCGGACTTGGCCGATGGCACGTTGTTCATAGCGCTCGGTCGAGGTCATGCTCGACAGGCCCGGGATCTGCGACGAGTAAGCGGTGACCAGCTGAGCAGCGGTCATGTCGCCCGGGACGGTGTATTCGGAGTCGGTCGAGGTAACGATCAGGACGGTTTGAGCGACGGTAGTCATATGGTTAGTTTCCTTAGCTAAAGTTTTACTAGTAAAAAGATGGGTGTAAGAGTCAGCATAATATATGCATTCCCTTACAATATTGTTATACCAAAGATCTCTAAAATATTGAATTTTTCATGGCTAAAAAACTACTAGAATTAACCAGTAGTTATTGAGGGTTAATCCTCAGGGTAATACACGACTGCTGAGGCACCGACGTGCCTACCCAAGGTGATACGATAACCTAACTGAGTATGCCTGCCGTTCGGTTCAATGTGATATCCACTCAGAGGGTAATCTCCGCTAAACCAAGAACTTAGATCCCTCCCGTGGGTGGCTTCGGATAACCAGATTTCGTGTTGGGTACCACTAACGAAGATACGGAAGGGGATGTAAGTAACACCATTAACAGTCGTAGCCATGAAAACCTCAATATGTTTAGATACTTTTCTTATACCAAATACAGTTGAGTTATTGAACTAAAAAATCCCCGAAATGAATCAGGGACCTTTGAATTACTCAATGCACATTTCACCGTGCTCTGCTTTGTATTCTCCGCAGACCTGGCAGAATTCACGCATCACTTTCAAACGAGCCTGTCGTCCTAGCCCACGCATGGTAAATATTGCGTGCTTTACCTCAGGCCGTTCACCTCTATAAGTATAAGGACTCACTGAGGAAAATTCCTTCCGAAGGGCCGTGAGGTACTCGACCGCTTTAGTAAGACCATAGGCGTGGACGTAGGTATTGGTCTTGGTCACCTCGTCTTTGGTGATCGGCTTTTCATCGTTGAAATAGATGTCGGTATCGGACCAATCTATTTCGATAACACGGCTACGCCAACCGATTACGACAATGCCGACCGTCGTCTGCACTAGCCACCACGGTGGAATGTCAGGGTTGGTCCGGTACGAACTTCCCTGATATTGGTTATCAGTTTTCCACAGCTTGACGACATTGATACCTGCGAGGGTGAAAACGCTACGTACTTCTTCTTCAGTCATTTTGTTATCCTTGAAAAACACGTGCTTTAGGTCCCAGAAATTTACCCAGGTACCCAGGTTTCATCACAGGGTCGGCGTTACCTTCGTCGAGGGGATACCAGAACTCCAGACGCTCTTCACCATCCATCCATTTTTGAAGTTTCGTCGATGCTGGACCACCGAAAACCGCAGGAGCGTCCTTTACGTACGCTTCAACGGTAGCTTCGTTGTCGATGAAGATGGCAAATTTTTCGTATCCCGAAATAGACTTCATTAATAACTCCTAGGTTATAGATACTTTACTTATACCAATTATGGATGAGCTAATTGATCTAAAAAAATCCCCAATTAGTCCTGGGGATTTCAAGTCCTATTTGAAATGCTTGGCCAGTAATGTCTCAAGGAGATCATGCATTTTATTCTCTATTTCAATTGCGTCCTTTTCACTTATAACTATGTTTCCGGGTAACTTTACTGAGGTATTCACCAATGTGGAATCGTTTGCCTTATTGACGGAGGTTGAATAGATGGCCCCTGGGGTTCTGCAAATCTTAACAGCGTCTGTAAGTTTATCAGGACCTTTCAAGGTAAGTACACGGGTACGGTTACCCTCTCTACAAAATCGGGTTATAGTACCGTCTTCAGCTTTACGAAATGAAGTAATAGTCATGTCATCCTCGGGTGGTTATTATATTTTCCTTATACCAAATCCAAATTGAGCTATTGAACTCGATAAATTTTAAGAACTAACTTGGGAACTATGTTATAATAATTCTATGGATAGAGTACTTGAATATAAAAATTATAAAGACGCCCCTAAACAGTGTGGTGTTTATGAAATTATTAACAACGTTACCGGGGACAAATACGTAGGTAGTTCCAAGAACATTTACAAGAGATTGATCGCTCATGCCGCACAGCTTAGATCCGGGGATCATTGTAACAAACTTCTGTTACACAGTTTTAAGAAGCATGGTGCGGATAATTTCTCAATAACTTATAAAGTTACAGAGACTGAAGCCGAGAGTAGGATCCTCGAACAGGAGATGATTGATAGCGGGGGCTATCGGTATAATTTGGCAAAGTTTGTAGAAAGTACTGTAGAGGCTACGGATGCTATTTATGTTTATTCTAATGAAGGGAAATTGATCAAGTCCTATAGTTCAGTTAAAGAGGCCTCTGAGAATTTATGTATAGATGGTCAAACCATTACATATAATTGCATGAACTTTGAGCGAACCCTAACAGATTTCAAGGTTAGATTTTCCGGAAAAAATGAGGATATTCTAAAAGAAGACTTTACGCCATCGGATGCATCTTGGATTAGATTCTGGTTTTCTAAGAATTATACTATTTACGAGTGGGATCTTTTAGGTAACAGGGTTAATGAACATAAAGATTTAAACACCTTACTCAACGAGCTGTCAGTAACTATGAAGATGTTTACGAGACATCTGAATCGTAAATATTTCACTGTTAAAAAACGTATATTTTCGTTAGTAGGTTCTTTCCCAGGCGCCCCTCTGAATAAAGTTAGGACTAAACCAGTATTGAGGTTGAACGAAAAGGGAGATGTTTTAGAGCGTTACACAGGCAATTATTTAAGCCTCCTTGAATCTCAAGGATATCCTTACTCGTGCATTATTGACGCTCTAAAGTGTAGGAAGGGTACTAATAAATCTAAAGGAATGTTTTGGAAATACGACGACGGGACTGAATTTAAACCGTATATTACGGATTCTAACTGCAGTAAAGTTAGAGTCGTAGACATAATCACTGGAGTTTCTAAGATTTTTGATAAGGTAAAGGATTGCGGGGAGTTTTTAGATATTTCTAGACCTAGTATCCACCGGTTGCTCAGAAACCCTACGAAAGTGTTTAGAAATAAATATAGATTAGAATACTTAAATGAGTAATGATAAAAAACAACCATTAAAACTCTTACCTAGTGAGTTGGCTGTAGCAATTTTACAGCTTAAAGGAAAGCCACTTAATCTAGATGAATATGCCCCGTTCAAACTCATATATGACTGTAGCCCTCCTAAACTTACAATTTCTGCTGGTCGTCAAATCGGGAAATCAGTAGGATTGGCTGGCATGTTAGTAGTAAATGGCATATTAAGGCCTCACTTCGTCAGCTTATTTATAAGTCCTTTGGCACAGCAAACTTCACGGTTTTCTTCGGCATATCTGGATGCATTTTTTGAGTCCCCTATTGTTAAAAAACACTACGTTAGTGCTAGAGATAAGAAAAATGTATTCGAGAAAACATTGAATACAGGCGCACGTATAATCTTAGGGTACGCACAAACTGAACAGGACGCCGACCGTATCCGGGGGGTTGCAAGCGATCAGAACTTCTACGATGAGTGCCAGGATATCAGCATTGAGGCCATCCCTATTATTCATGAAACTATGGGCGCCTCTGATTATGGGTTCATACGACATACCGGAACTGCTAAGACAGAGAATAATACCCTGAACATTCTCTTTAAGGCCAGTAATCAATTGGAGTGGGTTGTTAAATGTTCTCACTGTGGAAAATATAATATTCCCATAGATTTTGACTCTTGCATGAAGATGATTCAAAATCCCGACGGTCCAGGGTGCCTATACTGCGGTAAAGTTTTAAATATGTCCACGGGGCAGTGGGTTGCAGGAAAACCCTCCGAGAAATATCATTTCGGATTCCATCTACCTCAGCTGATATTCCCCGCTCGTAATAAACCCAAAAAGTGGAGAGAGCTTAGAGAAAAGTGTAACATCGGTGCACCTGGAGCCTACTCTGCACAGAAAGTCGCTAATGAGGTCTTCGGCTTACCTTCAGGGGTAGGTGGTAGAATTCTATCCATCCGGGAGGCCATGGCCTGTTGTAATCCCGAGAAGCGTGAATGGGATAAGGGTTTTCCAAGAGATAGTCGAGGTATTTACATGACCACCATTGGAGTGGATTGGAGTGTCTCTGGATCAACGAATAGTTACACTAATGTAAGCGTTCTGGGTTATGACTACGCTGGTAAAGCCTACCTGTTATATTCACAACGCATGGACGGCATAGACATACTTGAACAGGTCGCCAGGGTAGAGCAACTGTATCACCAGTTTGAATGTTCTATGATTGGCTCAGATCGTGGAGTCGGTGTTCTTCAAGGGCAATTGTTCAAAAGTCACATCGGAGATGAGAAAGTAGCAATGGTAAATTACGTAAGTGCAAAGAACACTTTACGATGGGACAAGATAGGGGGTTACTACGCCGCAGACCGGACTCAAGCTATGGATACAATGATGCTTAAGGCTAAGATAGGTAGAACTAAATTAGAGACCCCGTGTTGGGATCTTACTTGTGATGTGTGGCAAGAGGCCTTATGCATATTCGAAGAAGAAAGTCTAAGCGGAAAACGCCTGTACAGAAAAGATGATGGCGCCCTTGATGATTGGTTCCACTCAATAGTATTTGCTAACATAGCGCAGATGGTAGTGGCCGGTAACTTTACTACCGTAGATGAAACAAAGTCGGAACATAGCCTATTTGACATAGCTAATTTCGCAGGATACAATTAAACAAACTAAGGACTAAAATGTCAGACTTCGAACCAATTAAAAAAACCAAAGCAAAACCTGAGACTGAAACCAAACTGAACCCGGCTCCTACTACACCCGAGCAAGCAGAAAATAAGCCTCAGAAACCAGAAAAAAAATATGACCAAGATGAGCTGCTGAAGATCTTTGATGAACTACTGTTTACTGGTGTTTATTCTGAAAAGGTAAGCATCAAAGGGCGTCTCAACGTTGAGTTTAGAACTCGCACTGCTGAAGAAATGGCAGCTATCACTCGTGAGATCGATAGTACCAGCGCGGTTCTTATGGCTACTGTTATGGAAAAGCGTAATCTCTTGAACCTGTATCATGGACTAGTCTCGTATCAAGGCAAGGACCTGAGCACTGCCAAGTACGACGATAAAGTTTCGTTTATCAACAAACTACCAGCCCCGGTAGTGGGACTTCTGATGGTATCATTATATGACTTTGATCTCAAAGTAGAAGCAGCTACTAAAGAAGCCGAGGAAAATTTTTAACGAGCCCAGTTTTCGTACAACGAACAAAACTCTATACCTCCGGAGTTAAAGTACCAAAACTGGGGAGTGCCCAAGACAGGGTTCTCAGAAAGTTCCTAACAACAGAGAGTGAGAAGGAGGTAGCCAAGACTAATTTATTGGCTCTCCTAGTAACTAACTGCATACCGTTCTCGGATAATGAAAAAGCCAAAGAATGGGAACAGAAGATACGTAAGCTCTTCACATCCTTCCTCGAACTAGAGTATGGTATTAAGCTTCCTGAACATACCGAAAAAGAACTGAATATGATGAAGTTCTACAAAGACAGGGTTAAAGGTCTAAAACCTATACTTAAAGTCAATGAAAAAGGTAAGTTCATAGTTTCTGGACTGGATAGCTTAAAAGAATAAACCAAGGCCTGCTTAATGCGGGCCTTTTTTATAATACGCCTAAAATACTCTTAGCCAATTTAACTATCCTACTATGTTCGGAAATCCTACTATAAGTAATACTCCGGTCGATGACCTTTACGCCAGCCAAGCTGACGTCTATGGTAACTCATTTGCCAACCCTATGAACCCTGCGAATATGAACTCAGGGTGGGGCATCGATCCGTCTCTACTAACCCCGAGTTATACCGCACCGTATCGTCCTGGATATAACGGGTCTAACGGGGCTTACGATTATACACGCACCGGGTTTTTTAGTGCCCTTAATAACCTGTCTCCATGGACCCAGACACCTGCCTGGGGTAATCCTACCATGCACCAGCAGGATAATATCGATAGTGTTGCCAATAGGCCAGTAGACGCAGGTATGTGGGCAGCTCAGCGCATCGGTATGCCGGTGGCTGCATTTGCAATGTCCAGGCGTCTTATGGGCGGAGCCAACATGTTCGGCATGTCCAAGGGCGCTATGAGATTCGGCAGTGCGTTCGGTAAAGGTCTGGGAAGCGGAATTGCACGAGGAATAGGGCTCAACTCAGCCGGACGAATTGGCGGTATGGCTGCGGCCGGGTTATCTAGAGGTTTAGGCGCTGCGTTAGGTATTGGCGCAGGTATTGCCGCACCTTTAATGTTCATGCAAGGCGCTGCTGAGATAGGCGAGCGTGGGATATTTAATCCCTATATCAATACCAGACGTAGCGCAGAAGACTTACGTAATAGTTACTATGGTATCACCTTCGGGGACATGTCAGGTAGTCCTATTACGGGAGGAGGCATGGGCGGATACGAATCTGCTGGTCTAGCTGGTCAGATTACTAGAGATGGTATTCGTGATATGAACCTTAGCACCGGAGAGTACGGCGCAGCGGCTAGTATGGTTTCCAGGTCTGGGCTTACCGATAATGTGGGTGGCCGTCAAATCTCCAAGAGGGTCAAGGATAGTATCGAGCAGATGAAACTCATCATGAGCATAGCTAATATGCCGGAGATGAAGGATGCTATCGAACAATTATCCAAACTCCAAAGGATGGGTGCTAATGTTAGTGGAGGCACATTCAGCGATGCAGCCGGTACAATGCGTCAGCTAGGTGGGTTGGCGAGTGCTGCCGGGACTAATGTCCAAAGGTTGATGAATACTGTGGGTGCTCAGGGGCAATATTTGTACCAAGCCAACGGTATGACTCCATACTTAGGTCAAATGGCCGCTGCTAACTCATACGCAGGCTTTAGCGTTGCTAATAGACTGGGTCTAATCTCGTCTTCGCAACTAGCGAGAATGGGTGGACTCGACGGTGCAACCCAGGCTTCATTAACAGGCCAGATCAACGCCAGCCAAACCTTATACAACAAGATTAGTAACTTTAACCGTTATATGGCGGGTGGGTCAACCGGGACTATGATCGGTAACGTTACTAAATTCGGTCAAATGATGGCTTCTGATCCCATGGGCGCGTATGGATCGATGATGCTCTACGGCCGTCAGATGGCAGGTCGTCAGATGTCCGAAAGAGGATCCTTGGCTATTGAGGATCAGCTCTGGGAGATCATGAAAAATCAGCCAGGTATGGTCGACCCTAAGACTGGTAAGATCAGCATTGAACGTGCAGTGCCTTACTTGATGCAAATGGGTATGAGCGAAGATCAGATCCAAGCCTTTGCAACTCAACGTGTTGGAGAGACAGATCCCAGTGCTTATGCCTTAACTGTTAAGGGTTTAAATAGAAACCTGATCGAGCAACAGCAGCAACTAGTTGAAAGGAATGATTGGTACGGCGGCAACATCGGTAGAACTGTTTATTCTGCTAAGCACTTAGGGAGATCGATCACTGAAGGTATAGCTAATATGACGGGTATTCCTGCAGCTAAGCTGGCAGGTAAAATGTCAGATGCCGTTGGTAGCGCTTGGAACAATTTGTGGTTTGACGAATCGATTAAGAACAATTCCATGACAATGGAAGAAGCTCTTGGAGGCAAATCAAATCCCCTGAGAACATTCAACCTCGACGCTTCTATGAGTGCCCCTGGTAACTATAGTTTGGCAGATAGCAACCGTTTTAACGGCAACCGTAGTAATATCAAAGATTTGGCCGAGGAGCTCAACGATCTTAGTAAAGGAGGCAACTCCGATGCTATCGCATATTTCAAGGCAAAAGATGCAGAGGGAAGACAGGGCGCTATCGACAGACTTACCAAAGGTAATATGTGGACTCCTGGTACTAGGGATTTCTTATCTAATACTTCTAATTACAAAAACATTGAGAAGGACCTTTCTAATGTAAGCCGCAGCCCCTCTAATGATAAAGGATTTCTCTCCCAAGTTAGCGATGAATTATGGGGAGCCACGCTGGGGGCCTTTATAAAAGATGACCAGCCTAAGACTAAAGATTTCAGAAATACCCTTCAGGGAGTTGGCGGACTTAAAGGTAAAGATGCATTCTCGAACCTGCAAGCTGCTGGACTGGCTTATACAGTTGCTACCAAAATTGTTAACGGTGAAACTCTAGATAACTACAACATAAGAGAACGTCTTAAAACAGACAAAGATCTTCAGAGACTAGCGGAAATGACTGGTATCAAAGACCCTTATGAATTACTGGAATACATCCGTAAAACTGCCGGGAATGTTGCTGATAACAAGCTGGTAGGGTTATCTATTGGCGCTACAAAGGTTTCAGAAGGCAAGGGGGGTTCTGATGCTGCACTTAGAAAAGCCAGCGAGGCTATTGGTGGTGGAGTTTTTGATAGTTCCGCTATAGAAACCAAACATCTGGACTACGGTGACAAAATGAGGGCGACGGCCGATGTCCAAGAGAACACTCGTATGAAAATGGATCTTCTTGACAAACTAAAATCTGGTCATCTAGATTTTGCCGGGTATCAAGCCACTGTCAACGCTCTGGATAATAAGGAATCAGTAGATAAATTCTCCAAAGCTGTTGATAGATTCGTTGGTAGTGTAGACGGTAACAACAATATCAATTCATCGACGGGTATCTTTGGCAAAGGTTTTGACCCTACAGACGCTTCTAGACTCAGATGGTTCAACGATAATAAGCAGAAGAACATGGGCAATCAGCCTGGGAATAAAAACTAATGAGTAAAATTATAAACAACAACTCATCGACCAAGCTTTTACCTAAGCTGGTAGCTATGAGTCCCTATGAAATTTATAAAAACCAAATCAAGGCCTCCATGGAGGCCATTAGATTTACTTCCAAGGGAGTAGATTATATTCCACCTCAGTTGGGTGGAATTACGGGTCAAAGGCAGATTATTACTGAAGGCGCAGTTCTTCAGCTGATAGATTTTCAGGTGAATTAATGGCTAATAGCAAACAAACAGGTCTCGACATAGCAACGTTATCAGCTCCGTTTAGTTCTCAGATGACGGATCTAGCTAATAATGCATCCAACACTAACTCTACTAATGGGGCGATAATCCAATCGGAAAGATTGTTTACTACCCGTAGCAGAAGTGTCAACCACCAGGACGGAGGAGGGGACCGAGGGGAACGTGCGTTCATAAAAATCTTAACTACGGATACTACCAGGAGCCTTAACCGCAATGATACCTCCAGTCATGGTAATTCTACCCCGACCAGTCTAGGTTCATCAAGCAGTGGGGTCCTTAAAGATGCCGTTACCGGATCGGGATATGCGTCTTTCCTGCTCACTGACCTTAACTGTAATCTGGAGGAGAAGCTTCAAGTCGTAGAGGTATTCGGTGATGCTGAGGTCACATATTATTTTGGTAGACAGCCGATCATGTTTAATTTCAGCGGTATCTTAATCGATAGTGTTGATAATAATTGGTTTGTAGAATGGCTAGAGATGTATGCTCATGTCATGAGAGGCACTGAACTTGCTAGAAACTATGAGCTTGTCAGAATAGTCCTCCCCAATATGATTATTGATGGTACTGTCACTAGGATGGGTTGGAGCCAAAACTCTTCCCGTGATGTTGATATTCCTTTTCAATTTAGCTTCCTGGCTAAACAGATTACCCCTAAACCAGTAACTGTTCCGAATAAACCTTTAACTAATGATCCGGTTATTAACTGGAGTAAAGCCAGTGGATTCTTAACCCAGGCTGGGCAAAATAGTATCAAACTTAAAAGTTTGCAAGATAAAGTTCAGAATTTACAAGACGTTATCGCTAATCCATTATCTTCTGTGAAGGACTACGCCACATCCCTTACTAGTCTAAGTAGTGGTCCTACTCACGTTTCTGAGTCTGGCGTATCCGTAGATGGGGTAAACACTAGTGGCACTGGCTTCGTTACTTCTGCTAATAGTCTATTCTCCGGGCTTAATTCAAATCTCAGCGGAGTACGTGCTAGCCTTTTCAGCCCTATATATGGGGTTTTAAGTTCGCTGACCAAGCTTATTAAAACTGCCGGAGCCGATGTATCGTCTGTTATTAGTTCTTTCACTAATCCAGTTAGAAATATCCTAAGAGATGTTAGAAACGTAAGTAATCAGGCTATCGGTGTCGTAAATCTAGTTAATAATACGATTCATAGTATTAGTAATCAGGTAACTGGATTTGATAGAGAAATCGCTTATACGATATCCTCTCTTAAGAACGCTGCAGGAGTTATTAGTGCATCACCTAAAGCTATATCGTCGTCCTTAAAAGAATTATTTAACTCAGGTAGATTGCCGATAACCTCTAAGTTTATAACGGGGAGTAAACCTAGACTTAATACACCTGCTAGGGTGGCTGGTAAATTAGCGTTATTAAATTCAGGACAGAAACATACTGCAGAAACAGGGGCTAAACTGTGAGAACATATTCAGCACTATTGTTATTTGAAAATATTTTCGATGAAATCCCCGCTGATAATCCCGATATGGTGAATTTAGGGTTAAGTATTTTTAATCCTAATTTACCTATTGTGGAGAATGACTGTGGAACTACTTTGGGTAGATTCGAAACCCTCACATTTGAATCCGAGGGTATTATTGAATTAGCAACAGACGAGGCCCTTACGAGAGATAGGATCGAATACCTTTTAAGTCAGGGAATATATGAGGTTGCAACTAGGCACACCAGCTCATGTATTAGCAAAAATGGAATTTGTGTAAAATGTTATTCGGCAAGTCACCCTGATCAGATCCCTCCAAAAGTAAACGACTTACTCAAGGTCATACCAGAGTTTCTTGTAAACGCCGAAATTATTACTACTAAAGAAGAAGTCTCTGAATACACTTTGTCTACTGAAAACGGAACTTACGATAAAGCTTATGTTTATTCTAGCGGGCAGTTATTGACGGAAGGTGTTGACTACGAGCTGAGTGAGGGAGTGCTTACTGTTATTCCTACTCCAAATTCTCAGTATCCTATTATCGTAAGATGCGTAGAATTTAGCACGTTCCCATTCGTAGTATGGCTTGCGAAGACTTTTTCGGGATCGGTACTTGGCATGAAAGCTTTGCCATCCGAACCTTTACCTATACGTAGTCTTTTGCTAACTAGCTTGTTAACTGAAAATAGATTACAATTAATTAGCGAATACGTAAATGAGTTACAGGTGATACCCGAGGATTATAGAGGATATATAGACTCCATTAAAGATCCTCTGGAGAAGGCTCTTTACATGCTAGCCCTATACTGTCTATACTCCAATGTCACTTCTTAATATCCTCTCCGATAAAATCACTGGCAGCGTCATGTCTAACAACACGGCGCTGTCGAAAATGACTGTAACAACCCTAGCTACTGCAGGGACTTCAGTACCGAACATACTGAAAAACACTTCAGATGTAGCCAAAAACAGCCTGCTTAAAAGCACGGGTGATTCTGGCAATGGCCTCTATGCGCCTATACTTAGTATGAGAGATTACGCATGTGGAGTAGATCCTTCCAATATTAGTGTGTATTCTTCATATGCTACTCAGGTTATAAGCGGCATAGACTCCAATGTACTGTCGAGTCTACCTGGATCTGATAACACCTTGTTTGATATCCAGAGATATACGAAGGAATCCTTGTCGTCAGGCGTGGATTCATACAGCCAAATTATCAATAAAACAAACTCAGCCCTATACTCGGATGCAACTAATATTGGAGTGGCTAAACTCGTGGACACTAGCCGTGTTGCTGATTCTAGTATCTCTACCGCATATAGCACTACTAATAATTATCTAAATAGTACTATAAGTCAAATCAATTCTAGTGTTATAGAAAAAGCCATGGCTGATAAGGCTAATGCCGTAGCTTCCGACACGGCCTTACCCCTACCTGTTGTAACATCTGGAACTTTTTCAACGTCTAGTCCCAGCCCTTATGCTAAGACTATCTCCATTAAAGGGGTCGAGGAAGGATTACCTGTATCTGCTGAGGATGATTCTACTGATGTGTTGGTTCAGGACGTTAGCCTTTATATTGAAGGTGTTCAGGTTCCATTCGAAAGTATTAGTATTAGCCAAAGCATTGGACAACTTCCTGGGGCATCTATTCAGATTCCTCCTAATTCAGGCCTTATGGATATCATCAGAGGTTACCAACCGAAAGTTCATGTATTTTATGAAGATAGGATAACTGGTGGGTATCGCCTCCTTTTCTGGGGCCATATCATAGCTTGTAATTACCATTATAGCCAAGCAGAGGGAGGGGCTAGCATTTCGTTTGAATGTGTTCATAAGAATGCCCTTCTCAGACAACTCACCTTCGAATGGAGTGGAGGGGGTGCTGCTCATGCCATCCAGGGTGCCAATCTCACTGATAATAATCCGGATCAAGCTTCGGTTCAGATTAATAACTTCAACAGCGAGTATTCACTGGCTAGGGCTCTACAAGGCATCACCGGGGTTCAAAGTGATCCCAAAGATTTAATCTCCCCGTCCAACAGCAATGTCCTAACTGCTGATCCTACCATGCTTGATAAACGTTTCGAAGCACTTAAGGAACGTATGGTGGGTATGCCTACCACTATTATGAATATGTGGAATCAGGTGAAAATGGAGGTCTATGCTGATGAGAAACTGAATGTTATCTTCAACAAGATGTTCGTACCTCTGATGGAGGATGGGATCCGATTCTTCGATAGACTTAGTGGACACCCAGTTCTGGAAGATCAGATTGATGCAGGTAGAGTTCCCTATTGTAACGATAGCTCAAGGCCCGAACTTAACAAAAACGATGTAATGCTTCCCCCAGCATTTCGTGTAGGCATCCAGAGTGCGGTGCAGACTCAACTTGTGGTTAATAACCTTAAATCTTCCTTAGGATTCAGTGGGGAACTAGCCAATTTTTATGACCTATTTGCTAATTTTTATTATGGCATTGAGTATGAGATGTTGACTTTATCAAGCCCAGGTGAAGTACCGATCGACCCTTCGGTTGACGCTGACCCGGACACTCCCGAGGACTGGGTTAAAGTCGACAAGATGGCAGTAGAAACTATCGTTAAGCCGCAGATTCCATTCTACTACTCCCCTATTTGTAATGTAATTCTGCCGAATATGTTCCATACAGTTGATGTAAATCAGAATGAGAGCGATGTTCCAACTCGTATTACTGCAGTAGGAACCGCAGCAAGTCAGGCTGCAGATAATCCTAATTTAATGGGTATTAACTATCGAGCCCCTCAGAGTATTCGGGAGTCTATTGCATTAGGTAGGAAGGTTCTTGGAGCTTCGGATAATTCTAACGAACCGACCCTTAGAGATACGACTGGCAGTAGTTTTAATATCCCCGGTAAATACGAAATGGGAAGGGGAATTGCTCACCGTAAGATTGCTATGCCTAACTGGCTTTCACACTTCGTAAAAGACCAGGATGATAACCGCGCATCCAATAGCGATTCCGAGTTCCCAGAGAAAGGATCCGTAGAGGCTAAAAATTTGTTAGACCTCCACTATGCATGGATTCAAAAATATGGATATAGCAGTTTGGTAGACGATAGCGGTAATGTTACGGTAAGCCGCGATAACAGCAAGGATACTTTAGATCCATACTCTATAAAGAGTAACATTATGGCTTATGAACGTCTCCTTTTCGCTACTGCGGACTACGAATATGCCAAAGCAGTCGCAAGTAGTAGAAATGGTTCTGTGTACGGCTTATTCAATCCCTATGTTGTTCCTGGGTATCCAATGGATATCATTGATGGTAGCCCTAACCACCCGTGCTTCCATGCGATGTGTGCCAGCGTGACCCACTCTATCAGCGCACGTGGAATTGGAACTACGATTGGTTTTGTTGCGGCTTCTACCTATACCGAGCTTAGTAATTACTATATGCAGCCGATCCATCCGTGGCTCAAAACCGCATTATCCTTAGTAAACGTAGAGAGGGGTTCTAGCCTGACTAGTGGAGGAGACACGGCTACTGACGCATCTACTGCTATCAGTGGGGATACTACATTAGACAAGGCGTCCCTTTTAGGTATTACACCAGACCCGGCCTATGATAGTAACACTGGTGATATAACCAGCATTCAACAAGGTATTATAGATAATCCTCGGGCCAAGGAAATCGCCGACAAGTTTTATAGAAGCGTTCTAGGTGTATGTAGTGCTGATCCGGGGCTGATTTACAACTTCGAGACAGGTCAGGTTTCACCAGTGGCTAGACATAACGGTAACTGGACTGAAGGATCCTCTCACTCAGATAGATCACCCAAAAATGGAGGAGAGGGCAACCCTAACTTGACAGGTGTTGGTAATCTGAGGTTGGTAGCAAGACAAATTGAAGGCAAAAAGAGTATTGAATCTAAATTTGGTCTGAAGTTTATAGATCTAACTGAACAGAACTACAATGGTACTTCAGTAACGTACCAAAACAAGGTTGCGGTCACTGACATGACTTTAGAGCCAGGTGCAAGTATGTTCCTGGATTATAGTGAGATTAGTTCGTTAGTTAACGGGGATTGATATATGAGTGATACTATTAAAGTAGATTCAGGATTACCGAGGGGGTCTAATATCCCTTCGGCTATAATAGAGAATAGTCTTCTTTCGGAGACTTCTATTGCAAAAGATTGCTTCGTAAATCAGCAGTTCAGTAATAAACTCCAAGCCTATATAGTAGGTTATGTAAATGCGATTTACTCTAACTATAGTGTGTATAAATGACCGATCCGAACTTAACAACAGCTCAATATTTTAACGAACTTAGAAACAAAGACCAACAGGCATATGAGAGCTGGAAAAGCACTGGTGATAAAAGGCATTTAGGGGCTCTTATGGAGTCTCTTATGCCAGTTATCCGTGCCGAAGTGAAGCGGGCTAGCGGTAGCCTACCAAGTGCAGCCCTAACTGCTGAAGCTAAAAAATGGACTATCAAGGCGATTCAAACTTATGACCCTTCAAAAGGGTCAGCATTGGCTACTCATGTAAGTAACTATCTGCAGAAGGTCCGCCGTATGAATTATAAGTACCAAAACGCAGTCCGCCTCCCCGAGAATCTGCAGCTTAAATTCCATGATTATAACCATGCCATCACTTCTCTTAGAGATGAGCTGAACCGTGATCCTACGGATGAAGAATTATCGAAGAAACTAGGATGGTCCAAGCCTCAGACCGTGAAGTTCAAGAACTCTCTATATAATGACCTTATCGAGAGTAGCAGTGAAAAACCGGGAGAGTACACTCAGTTTAATGAGGGTGCAATTCTGATGGAACATCTGATGAGCCAACTAACCCCTGAGGAAAAAATTATCCTGGACAATGTTAAACTCATTAGTTCAACTGCTCTAGCGGAGAAGATGGGGGTAAATGTCAACCGACTCAACTACCTCAAAAAGAACCTTGAAAAAAAGATTATGCGTATCAAATCTGAAAGCGGGATGTATTAATGCCATTAGATTCCAACAGCGCACTAGGACAAGCAGAGACCTCCAATGATAAATTGGCAGGGTACTATAATGACTTGTACAAGTATTTGAAAGACGATACTGGGAGCGTTGAACCTCCTGAGTTCAGTGACGTTATTGATGCCCTGGATTATTCGGAGCTTCATCGCATGACCTATATACGGGCTGATGATTCGGCCAGTTATGAGAACGGTGCTGCTATTGAGAATGTTCACCAAATGGCGGCACTTATTAGAGAGTTTGATATTTCAAGTAAAAGGAAGAGTGATTACTACACAGACGCTTCTGCTGAAGCTAACCGTGAAAGTGACTATTATGCGAATATGAAAGTCTTCTGGGTTAGCATGTTAGGTGGAATTTATGTGGAGGGAGATGCACCATGAGTAGTACTAGATTAGGTATTTCCACTAACCTAGCTCAAGGGGGATTAAACGATCTGCTACTTATAAAGTATGGAGATGGGTTTCCAGAAGGGCTATTGGATTTTGATATAGACGACACTCCTAGAAAAGTGACGGGGATTCAAAAAGTGGCTCAAATGTTTGTAAAAATTCTTTTTACTAGTTTAGGGTCTAACGTTTTATCACCTAACCAGGGTACCAATTTCCCTACACTTACAGTAAACGCTAACATTACCGAAGACGATTCCGTGTTCATGGCGGATCTCGTAACGGAGATACGCTCTGCCGAAAGCCAGGTCAAACGTATCCTGAACATCGGCACCGATGTTGCCAGCCAATTAGACTCGGTGACCATTCTAGGCCTAGATACCGGTTCAGAATCTGTGACAATATATCTTCGTATTTTGACAAAAGCTGGAGCAAAAGCCCAAGTAGCTATACCATTCCCTCAGTTAGACTTGAAACTGAACGGGGATTGAGCACAAGGTAAACAGTTAAACTAGTCAATAAACCACTTAACCCTTATCCATATGTCAGACTTATATTCAGTAATCCCCGGGCTTCAACCGACCTCTCAGGAAATCCTAGAGGCGGAACTGCTATGTAAGCAGATACTGGAAGCCCAATTCCCAGACTTAGATTTACGTGAAGGTACGGGTCTTCGGGACCTGGTGCTAAGACCTAGTGCCCTACTTTTAACGTTGGTTAAGAAGGGGGTTGATCAGTACTTCACTCAGAATACTCTTAACGGGGTAGATGATAGCACGCCCACAGAAGTTCTGGACTCTATTCTGAGTAACTGGTTCCTTACTCGTAAGATTGGTATCAAGAGCGTTATCAGCGCTAGGCTTTATTTCGCCCGTAAAAAGAATGTCAGCGTCAGCTCGTCAACTTACTTCTCTACCGATAACACCATTAAGTTTTTACCCTCAGAGTCAATTTCGTACTCTGCTGACGCAATGACGTTCGACTCATATAGTAATGAATATTACATAGATATTGAGCTCGTAGCCGAGAAAGAAGGTACGGATTATAACATTTCCTCGGGTTCCTTGTTGTACTTCAGTAACTTCGATCCTTACTTCTTGAGGGCAGAAATTAACTACCTTAAGAGTGAGAGTATAAATAGCGAGACTAATTCTGAATTTATAAATAGATCTAAGACCGCAATCTCCACCCGTAACCTCATCAATGTACCAAGCGTGGACTCTAATCTCAAAGCAGAGTTCAACTATATCGATCGCCTACTGGTAGTAGGTATGGGGGATGCGGAAATGATCAGGGATCAAATCAGAGTGGTATTCGAGCCTAGCATTCCGAGAACTCCCGCATCTATTGTATATAACGGATCAATAGCTATTGTGGCCATGCCTGATCACGGTTACAAGACTGGTCAGAGGATTACTGTATCCGAGGCTATACCTTCAGGATATAATGGAGATTACACTATTACAGTGACGGACACTTCTACGTTCAACTTCCCGCTAGTCTCTGATCCAGGTGTTATAACCGCTCTACCTTCTATCGTAGATATAAATGATCCTATTACCGTGCACAACGGAGGTATGGTTGATATTTTCTGTTCTGATACTTTAGCAAAATCTACCGTGCAGTTAACTACAGACGAATTTGGAAAAGTAAATCTTACTGGCCCGATATATGAGTTCAGTAGAAGCAGTATATCTGGTGGGAGCGACGCGGATCAAATACCATTCTCTGCAACTTTCACTTCTTATAATGATTATTTAGAGACTAAGTCCATTACAGAAATCGATGGGCAGGGATCTTATGCGTTGGTAACTGTAACTAACCACGGATACGTGGCAGGTCGTAGCGTAGTCATAAGCGGATCCTCTACTGCAGGGTTCAATGGGACTTGGTTGGTTAAAGAGGTAGTTAATGAACATCAATTTACCTTTGATCTACCATCTACTTTATCCACTGTGTCCACTGATACAGGTATGACTGTTAAGTTCGTCACCCCTTGGAATGATTTTGGATTCAGTGAAAGACAGTCTTTAGTAATAGATTTCGGTACCGCATATGCCAATAGCACTGCAAGTTTTGATATAGGATATTTCCAGAATTTGGATTCTATTCAAAATTATTTAGATGACCCTACCAATAGAGTTCTTTGTGCAGACTACTTGGCAAAAGGATTTAATTTCTATAAACTAAGTGTTGAAGTTACATCTTATAATTCTACGGTCCCAGATGTATCAGTAGTAGAATCGGTAATTCAAAGTTACCTAACTAGCCTAGATTTGGGAGATATGTTCGTAATGAGTGACATGATGTCACAATTAAGGTTAAATGGAATCGTTAACATACAGAACCCCCCTAATGTAACTTATAAGAAATATACCAGAGACTTAATCGAGGTAGAAACAGGGACTATCACAGATATCCTTGACCCGAATGATAGAACTAACGTATTTCTATTAGACTCGGTCGCTACACACGCCCAGAACATAGCAGCAAATAATATATCAATCAACTAAAATGGCAAGATCTTCATTTTCACCCTCAGGTTTAGATATCGGAAATAACTCTGCTAATATGGCGTATTTATACGGTATTAGCGATTTCTTTTCAATGATGTTCCAGGATACATCGAGGGTGAATTTACTTCTGGAGTCTAATGCCCAAGCATCCAGTGACGCCTATAGCAAATTTCTACAGCTCACTAGCACTATTAGTCTTGAAGATATCCAGACGACTTTGAATCAGGCCCTTAAACTTGTAACGATAAAAAGTACCGACAAGATTGAAGGACAGGTAAACCTTTATAAGCTGCCTGCAGATATCCTCAGCTCCAGATACATTGCTAATAGACCTCTACTGCCGACTACTTTGTTGGAAGACGATGTAGACTTTAGAATCGAACAAACTGACACTGGTGAACTTCGAGTTAGATTCGCACAAGATATTTCCAATGCTGGATTCTCCACCCGTCTTTTGAATGATGAGTCTACGAGGGAATACGCCTTATGGTTTGTGGATACGGAAATTGACGAAAGATGGATCTCTAAAAATTATGGAGCCATACTCGGACTTGATCCGGAGACTAGTACCGATGCTTTCAAAAACTTAGTCTATGGGCTGTACTATATATATCTGAATGGACCTACTCTAGAGCTCTTGCGTAAAGGTTTAAATCTCTGCCTAGGGGTACCCCTTGCTAGAGGCACTGAAACGGTCCTGGACGTCCGTAAGTACCTTGAGACAGACCAATATATAGTGGTGACGGATTCCAACCAATATCTCATCCCGTATGGTCTGGCTCCTACCACTCAGGTCGGCGATATCCTCAATGTTGGCGATGAACTGGCCAAATGGGTTGAGATAAAGGACTATATCAATGATGGTGATTGGTGGATAAATCTGAGAATACCAGCGTCTATCATACCCGGCATACCTGAGGGTCAAGAGAGTCGTTATGCTACTGAGGGTAGTCACTTCGATTACCTAATGAGGACCTATTTAAAGAAGCATACATTCCTAGTAAATGTTAATGTTGCTGAATTTAAAAACAACCAAGCGTTCCTACAATTATCAGATGTTATCCGTAGAGCTAAACCGGCACACACGAGCCCGATTTATATCTGGACGATTCCTAATGATGAAACTTTAACACTAAGCGAATCCCTGAACCAACGTAGGGATATTAAACGCCATGAGGATGTACTTACGGGCATCGAACACTTTACCCGTAGTGAAACTGATGTAGCGCATACAAGGGATGAGGCCAAGTTTTTGAGGTATTCAATACCTAATTATGTATCTCGTATGTGCGGTACCGATGTTTATGTCAATGGTGATCCTATCCCATTTATGGACGGCACTTCTACTGGGTTTATAAACCCTCAAATCCAGTACAGGGACAATACTGATGTTGAAAAAGCATGGCTCAATACTATATTGAATCGAGGCGTTGAGACGGTGACCTTTCCTAGAGGTCGTATTCAGTTCTCTAGAAGTACGAGGCCTCTAGAAGAAATAGGGCAAGATGCTGTAGGTTGCCCTAGTCACCATTTGCGTACTATTTTTAATATACCTCCCGGGATGGCATTGGTTCCCCTATATATTACTACTCAGTCCGATTTAGCTAGCAAGTGTGACGAAGCAGGTATATATACCCCGGATGTTAGTGAATGGTATTTTGATCTGTTTAACCCGTTTAGTCTATCAGAGTCAATAAATAGCCTAGCAGTTGATGAAAGCTTACCTTTAACGGATATAAGCCAGCTGATACAAAACTTTGATATTTTCCGCACAAGAGGCAGTGATGTAGGATATATGGGGAGTTTCATGCCTGACATGGGATTTCGTACGTTTACGTTTCAAACTTCAGATTTGACTGAAAATGATTATTTGATAGGCGTAAGAATTCAGGATGAGACTCTAGGCATGTATTTAGTAACTGGCAATAATATTGATCGAGGAGGAATGTATTCCATAGTTTCAGAAGATGATCCCCTCAATATTTCGTTTAAACATAGAGCTACCCGGGGTCATATTGCCAGTTCTAGCTCGTTGTATCTCCTTAGAGGATTAACTGTTTTAGGCTATAATAACTCTATGTCACAAGTTACTATAAACGATGTACCTACCTATACCGATAGTGAGAATAGGACTCCTATACTTAGGTCTAGAAACGGAATGACCTTGACCCATAGAATGGAACTTAAATAATGGAATTAGCATTAAATTCTAAAGCTCAAATGGAATTGAGAGGGGATCTGCTGGCAGAGAAAATTTATGCCGATGGTTCCAAAGAGACAATATTCCATGAAAAGAATATGATTATGCTGGTGAGTAAGCAGAGGCTACTATCAATGTTATACGCCTCTTCTGGATCCTGGGATCCTATCACCAGCTTTAGAGTCGGTACTGGAGGAACGGTTGATCCTAAGGGACTATTCCCTAAGGTAGTCAATCAGAATTTAACAGGTCTATACAGTGAGTTGATGACGGTACCTACATATTATCAACTTAATAATAGTATCCCTAGTGTTGTTTTCATTACGGATCTAGACCAAGGCATGGGTAACGGACAGAAAATTACAGAAGCCGGGTTATTTACTTCTAGTGGAAGCATGTTTAATATCAAATGCTTTCCAGGAATCGATAAAACCAGTGAATTCAGTCTCCACTTCGAGTGGACTATTAAGGTGTCGTAATGGCTAGCTCACTTTCAGTCACAACACAGATAACTAATGACGGTAAAATAGAACTTACCGCTGAAATAACAGATGGCACCCTGCCTAAAGACGTCTTCATATATGAGAATACGGGAGATGTCTATCTCGGGGGGTATATAGGAGTTTGTAGTCTCGATGAATACCAGAGGCTGCAAACTTTTACAGGCATCGCAATACCTATGTTTGGGAACAAATATGTAAAATCCTATCAGGCTAAAATACTCTTAGACCTCGACAGTGATATAACAGACGTAATTAGAAACATAACAAATACTCTAACTTTCTTAAGTTTTTCTATGTCTAATCAGTCTTCAAGTACCCAAATTATAAATATACCTTGATTCAACCATGACTCTCTCAAGACGACTATACGCCAATAACGCTAAGACAACGTTAGCAGCAGCTATTAGCCCCTACGATACTACTATCAGTGTAGTGGATGGATCCAAGTTCCCGACCCCGGTAGAAGGTGAATTCTTCCTAATTACCCTAGAAACCGCCAATAGAATCGAAGTGGTAGAAGTTCATGGCAGAGTCAATAACATGTTCACAGGGTGTATTAGGGGTAGAGAAGGCACAGACCCTCAGACATTCAGAGAGGGTTCTAGAGCCGAGAACAGAGTTACGCAAGAGACTCTAGATGACTTTGAAAAAGTCGTGGATCTCATGGGTGACTTGGACTCAGTGGATCAATTAGACGCGCCTTCAAACTCAAATGCTACTGCTTATGTGTGCCATTCAGGGGATGCTAACGGTAATCCGGTAATAGCAGTGAGATCCAGTGACTATAGTTGGAGATTCAGTACCCACGGAATTGTAGTGTTAACTGGGACAATAGATTCCTCAACCCCGAATAATCTTACGTCTTCTCAGATCGGGGGACTACTTACAAATGCCACTTCTGGTAAATATATCCTCCAGTTTACTACTGGAGTGAATGCTGGAATTTGTAGAGATATCATAGGGTCTTCGACTGGGCTCGTTGCATGGGCTACCTCTCTCAGCATAGTCCCGGCCGTAGGAGATCAATTCGAAGTTTACGTAAGCACTATGAGTTATCTCAAAGATTCTAACCAGGGGGATGACGCACTGATCTATTCCCTTCTATTTGCTAATTAATATAACACATGGCATCTAACTTTAAACGAGCTGACGTATCAGCGCTATCGACCAGAACTCAGCTTTACGGACCAGTCCCCATTGGCACAACATCCATTGTTTTTTCAGGGACTTTTGCAAACGTAGATTCTACGAATAAATCAGATCATAATGTAACATTGGAGATTCTGAATACCTCGAATAACTATATTCCAGTATTCAAGGAAATCCCTATACCATATGGCGGCAGCAGTAAGTGCCCGAAAATAGTATTATTTCCAGGTGAGTATATCTACGTAACATCTGACAATGATAATATGATCCAAGCACAAATAGATGTTTTAGAGAGAACCTGATATGCCAACTTCAATGGAGTATTTCGGACGTAGTCCAACCCAAAGGCAATCTCAAGAGACCCGTGCTCAATTCACGGCAGCAGATGGTCAAACTCTTTTTACGTTCACCTACTCTGTCGGGTCTATTGATATTTATATTAATGGTGATCATTTACCGGATTCTGCTTTTATAGCATCTAACGGTATTACTGTAACATTGAAATCTCCTTGTGTAAGTGGGGACATAGTTTATATGGTTTCTAAAACTAAGTTAATCCTGGCTACTCCCAAGAATACTTATACAAAGGATGAGAGTGATTCTAGATTTGCTCTTAAAACGGATATGCTGCAAAGAACTAGAAGAGGATATATTTACTTTATGGGGAATTTATAATGGCTGGCGGATTATTAGGAAAAGCGGCTCTGCCTCAGGATACATATGTGGTCCTATATACCGTATCGGATGGTAATGTTGCCGCAGCCAACTTAAACGTTGTGAATATGAGCTCTACTACAGATGCAAAAGTTAGGGTTGCAATTACAACTGCATCATTTCCGGATCCTCAAGACTTCATTGAGTTCGACGCGGTGCTACCTATGCAAGGCGGGGTTTTGGAGAGAACCGGCCTGGTTATAGGGGCAGGAGAACATGTTTTTGTTAAATCGAACATACCAAACGTAGCAGCTAGAGTTTATGGCTACGAGGAACCCACTCCATAAATACGAATAACTAGACAAAATATCTAATCTTTTCAACAAATTTTTTTAACGGATTTATTTCATGAGCTACTACGGTTTACCACCAGATGCAGAAACTTCGATTTTACCGGAAGATCTCACTGGGGCGTTGGGTTATGTACCAGTTAATAGAGCAGGGGATACTTTTCAAGGCCCTGTCCTGCTGAGCCGTGATCCCGCCGAGGACATGGAGGCCGCAACCAAAAGGTATGTAGATTCTAAAGGTTTAGGCATTGGTGCAGGTAGTATCACTGTAACTACATTCTCAGGTGATGGTTCTAACACAACATTCACACTGCCTACCTCCGCTCCTGGGCCGAGTGCTGTGGAAGTCCATATTGATTCGGCCTATCAACTGAAATCATCTTACACCATAGACGGCACTAGTCTGACATTCGGTGAAGCCCCGCCTGCGGGGACAGATAACATTGAAGTGCAGATTAGGACGGTTCTACCTCTAGGTTCAGGTAACGCTGCTACCACCATCTACACACCTTCCGATGGCACTGCCAACACGACTGTCGAGTACGTACTGGATTCTCGACTGACCCGTCTCGTTCGCAAATTCTCTGGTAATGGGAGTACGACCACTTTCAGCTTGCCGGTGCCTGCTTTCGGTAATGCAGTGGACGTCCATATCGATTCTCTATACCAACTTAAGAGTTCGTATACTGTCGTCGATAATCTGTTGACTTTCAGTGAGGCTCCACCATCTGGTACAGATAATATAGAGGTTATCCTCGATGCGATTGCCCCGCTTGGTAGCACTGATGCATCCCTCATCAGCTACACCCCGATAGATGGATCTAGTGTAGCAAGTGTCAAAGACGCATTAGATCAGCGCAATACTGTAAGCGTATACAAATACACTGGTGACGGTTCAGCCTCTACCTTTCTCTTACCTTTTGCTGTACCTAACGCTAACATGGTACAGGTACATATCAATTCTGTGTACCAAGAAAAATCCACGTACACCCTTAGTGGTACGAGCTTGACACTTAACTCAACTCCGAGTATTGGCGCAAGCATCGAGGTAACGGTTAACTACGCCCTTCCTATCGGTACCTCTGATGCGGCTACTACACAATATCTGTCGGACGATGGTCTCATTGTTTCAAATGTAAAGGACGCATTAGATACCTTCAAAAAGGAACGTGGTACGGCTACTGTGGCCAGATATTCTGGGACTGGCTCTGCTACTACCTTTGTACTCCCGACGGCAGTTTCTACCTCCAATAGTTTGGATGTATATATTGATGGTGCCTATCAACAAAAAGACTCCTACACGGCGTATGGCACAGTTCTGACTTTCGGGGAAGCCCCTCTTAATAATACCCTTATAGAAGTAGTTATCCGTAAAGAACTTCCATTATCTACTATGGATTCTATGGGGGTTAACTACACCCCTGCGGGTAGCTCTACACAGACTACCGTAAAGGAAGAGCTAGATAGACGTGCGACACAATATGCAGCCACTTTCGTAGGTGACGGTACTACGACATCGTATACATTGCCGGTTTCGGTGAGTGGAAATTCCGTTGTAAGCGTCCATTTCGATGGTGTATATCAGCAAAAAGCATCTTATACTGCGACAGGTACTACTCTCACTTTTGACCAAGCCCCTATATCTGGGGTTGTAATAGAAGTCACCATTAAATATGAAATCCCATTTAGTTCAGGGGATGCTGCCACGACTATTTATAATCCTAACGATGGTACTACACCCACCAACGTTAAAGCAGTTTTAGATCAAATTCGTGCGGATAGAAATACGGTGAATTTGGACGATTTTACCGGAGATGGTACTAAGACGGTATTCACTCTAGCTAAAGCTCCTGTCGGAGTTATGGTTACCGATGTGTATATCAACGCTTCTTATCAGCAAAAGGCTACATATAGCATCGTCGGTAGAACTTTAACATTCAGTGAAGCCCCTCCTTCAGGGAGCGCTATCGAGGTATTGTCTAGATCCACGGCGGCCGTTGGTGTCACTGATGCTAGCCTAGTAACTAATGGTACTGAGACTGTTGCCGATTCGTTAAATGCATTGCAACTTGCAGATTATACTGCTTTGAGGAATTACGTAGGCCCTAGAACGTCTGTATACGTTAGTAATATAGGCATTTCGGGCAGCTTCACTAGAGATGACTCCGATATTACTTCCGTAGACGACGGGGGTACTATCATCGTATCCACTAACGGCAAACGTTGGAAACGCCAGTATAACGGTATAGCTAATGTAAATTACTTTTATGTAAGCACCGATACTGACAGTACTGCCATGTTTAATAGAGCCATTGCTGCTTCTAGAAAGATATACGTACCAGCAGGCACTTACCTTATTAGCTCAGTATCCTTGAAGTCTAACACTGAAATATTTGGTGATGGGGATACCACGCTCATACAAATGCCTAATACTGCGAATTACGGATTTATTTGTGATAGTGGTTCTAGTAATATATCTAATAATATTACAAATATAACTCTTAAAAATTTTCAACTCAGAGCAACTACTGATGTAGATGGGTTTTCAGAATTTAAACATTTGGTAGCTATTAATGGCGTCTCCAATGTCTTAATCGAAAATGTGCTTTTTAAAGGGTTCCGTGGAGATGGCTTGTATATAGGGTCGGGATTCTCGGGTACGGACGAAAGACATAATCAGAATGTATACGTAAAGCGTTGCAGATTTGATGGTATCACCCGTGAAAATAGAAATGCCATTAGTCTAATAGACATTAACGGGATTACTATTGAAGCCTGTGATTTCAGCAACTGTTCTAAATCCACGATGCCAGGTCCTATTGATTTCGAACCTGATTCAAACACATTTCACGTTATCCAAAACGTTAGAATCAGAGACAACACTTTTAATAATAATGGGGGTAGCTCTGGAGAAATTTCGTTCTACCAGCCAGCTGCAGTAACTGCAAAACCTACGAATATCACTATAGAAAATAACTCCTCTACAGGATATGTTGGTACTGGAGCATTTTTCTTTTATGACTTCAACGTTAGTTCCTCAACTACGGACCTCGATAACGACGTTATAGTAAGTGGCAACAAAGTTAAGTCTAGTACCGGCAGACCTTTCAATATATATTGCGGGAAACGTATAGACCTAAGTGATAATACCTGGACGGATGTAGGGTATGGGGCTTCGGTCGGATATATGAAAACCGTAAATGTAACGATTTTTAACGATCGTTTTATACGGTGTGGATCCACTGAGGGTAATGGTATGTCCATATATAGCGTGGATGACTTTAATATCCTTAGAGGGGCATTTGTAGATTGTGGGACCGGTTCTGCCGGTGCATCAAACGCCGTAGATTTCAATACTGGGACATCAAATAAAGTTACATTTGATGGGGTTGATTTTACATCACCAAGCGGTAAGACGTTAGTGGCTATTCAGAAGGAATCAGCACATACATTAACACCTTCGACTAATAAGTTTTATAGATGTAATCTAAATAATCTTACTAGTGCGTTTCAATCCGAAGAGTCCGATTCTACTGAAACTAGCTATAACCCAGTTGTAACAGGCTCATCCACTAATGGCACTGGGACATATACTCTTCAATATGGTCGTTATAGAAGAGTGGGTAAAACAGTTTTCTTTAAAATAAGACTTGACGTCAGTGCTGGTCATACCGGGACGGGTATGATTCAAGTTTCACTCCCGACTACTGTTACGTCTTCCACGAATAACGCAGAGACGATGGTAGATTTAATGGTAAGCGGCTCAAGTACAACCGGTGGCCATTTCGGTCTGATAAACCCCGCTCTTGTGGTTAATAGCCTAGGGGCAATCCGGGGATATTATACTAATACGGGTACTTCTTCACAGCTGATAATTCCAACGGGAGCATTTACAGTTTACGCGTCTGGCAGTTATCAGATGCCTTGATTAAGTTGAGGGGTTAAACACCTCTCAACGTCTAAAATACTAGAGGCTCTTTAGGCCTCTTTTCTGTAAAGATAATTTAATATGTCACTAACAAGAGAAAAAAGTTATATGGTGTCCCACGGTAGTGACACTGTGGAGGGCATTTTAAATGCCATACGTTTGACAGATTATTCTGCACTAAGAGTGTACTCTGGAACACAAACTTCAGTAACCCTTACTAACGCCGGTGTCTCAGGTTCTTTTATAAGGGATGATTCCGACACGGTCTCTGCAGATAACGGAGGGACTGTTGTTGTTTCTACGAATGGTAAACGTTGGAAACGTCAATATAATGGCGCATTAAATGTACAGTGGTTCGGAGCAGTCGGGGATGGGGTTACAGATGATACTTCTAGTATCCAATCTGCAGTCAGCTCTGGGGCTGGGAAAAATGTATATTTTCCATCTACGCCATCTTCTTACAAAATAACAACGGAAATAAGCGTCTCAGGACACACAACTATTACCGGTGACGGTCGTGGGACTGTCATAAAACTGGCAGGATTGAATAAATCAGGATTTTTAGTTAGCCAGCAAGATGGGGTAATTTTTAAAGATTTATTTATTTACAGTGAAACCCCAGGAACTATCGCATATACCGGTGGTATAAATATATATAATTCTACTAAATGCAAAGTTCTCAACGTGGAGTTTATAGGGATGTCCTGGGCAGGGGTACTTCTGAACGGCTCATCGTACTGTACTGTAAGAGACTGCCGTTTTAGTGGATGGTTGGGATCTATCCAAGATTCTGCAGATATTATGTTCTATCAAAATAGTAACTATAACTCTGCTGAGGGAAATCATTGCTATGGCGGCGGTGATCATGGAATTATGGTCTATGATCCTTATACTAACAGTACTCCTACTGGTAACCTTATAAATGCCAACTTTGTAGGGCAGCATCTGGCTTATGGGGTTGTGGTATATACAGCCCTATCAACTACTCCTGCGTATGACCTACGGACCATAATCAGTAACAATGTAATATACGATATTCTAGGAAGTTCTATAAACGGCTCTTCTGGGGCAGGTATTTATGTCCAAGCTGGTGGCGGTACCATTGTAAGTAATAATAACGTTTATAATTGCTGTAGAAGTACTACTAACTTTGATATCCTTGCCATGGCAGGCATTGCAGTACAGGTCTGCGCCCCTCAATTCGTGACCGGTTCAGAGGTGGAGATCGTTGTAACTGGAAATCACGTTGATGCAACACGAGGACCTGCATTATGGGCATCAGCTTCTAATAGAAATATTACTATCAGTAACAATAACCTACGCTCAACTAGTACAGAAAACATCCGTGGTGAAGCAGTTATTTTGCAAAATGTAGATGCTGTTAAATTTATAGGGAATAATGTAACACATTACAACCCGAACTTTATGGCAGTAAAATACATGGCATTAGATGGTAACTACTCCCATTCGGATATTTCAGGTAACACCTTAACTTGCAATAATAGTGCCGGGGGATTTTTAGTAACACCGAGTGGATCAGGCTCAATTAACCACGTCCGTATGGCGGGAAATACAGTGTTTGGTAGCTTATCAAACGCAGCTTACACGCTTACGCAAATTAATGGCTTAAGGTTTATAGGAAATCATGGGGAATCTACCGGTATTGTCTTATTTTTAAGTAACTGCCCTAATGCACGATTGTCTGCTAACGATTTGAACTCTACTCTTAATAACTGGTCTATTATATTTTCCGGGAGTGCTGGGGGAAATGCAGGTACTATAGCGGACGAGAGTAATTTATTTAATGGTAGAATAGAAAACGATCCAGGAACAGGCGCTATTATCATACAGTATGGAAATACTACACCTACTAATAGAATTAGTGCGGTAGGGGATCGTATTATACAATCAGTCCCTGCAATAGGGTCTCCTAAAGGCTGGAGGTGCACTGCAGCTGGGACTCCAGGGACTTATGTCAGTGAAGGTAACCTATAATAATCTATTGAGGTAAAATACTAGAGGCCCTTCGAGGCCTCTTTTTCCTAAAGATAATCTAATATGTCACTAACAAAAGCCAGAAGCAGTATGATATCCCACGGTACTGATACTGTGGAAAGTT